AAATTCTTTTATCTGGACACCAGTAGCAGGGTTAAGCCCATAGAATCTATGAAGTGCCATGATGGGGTAACTAATTATATAAATATCTTCCTCGGCCCATGATGAAGCTACTCCCGCACTGGTATATATCGGTGCTGTAACATCATCTGCACTGTTCCATGCAGTTATTATCCCATAACTTCCTTTGGTAATGTTTCTTGCTACACAGCCAACCATGCTAGCAGAAAATATACCTGTATCAGTTATGTGGGTTACACTGCTGGTTTCACATGCACCATTCAGTATCCCGCCTGATGTTAAACTCGACCCAATAGGTGTATAGACACTGTAGTTTTTGTCTTTAGCCCATGTCTGAGCTGTTCCTGCTGCGTTATAAAGTTGTGCAGTAACTACAGATGTGCTTGTATAAGCCGTAATAGTACCGTAATAACTATCTGTAGTTTGAGATACGGCACATCCAAACATAGTAGATAAGAACGGAGGGCTTGAAGTGTCTGTTAGATCAGTCGCATGAGCAGAAGTAGTGGCACTGCTAACAGCCCTAGTGTATGAAACCCTACTCTGCCCTAACCTCACCTGAAGGCTATACTGGTCAATCATCAGGTTAGTCAGCTCAAACAACGTGCCGATAGTGGGTTTGATGATTGAACTGTCACGACGATCCAAAGAGAATGGGGGAATTATATGGTTTGTTTCCATAAATTATCTACCTGTCCTGGTTCGACTCATGCTTCCTCTGCTTCTACCTTCGCTTGTGGAAGTTTTCTTTTTTTCTTCGTATGTTTGAACACCAGTACCAAAGAACGCAGGAACACCAGTAGTAAATATTGCCTCTGGCCCGAACTGTTTTATTGCGTCATCAATATCTTGAATATACATTGGTATCATTCTTTCAATAGCTTCTTCTTTAAGGGTTATGTCACCACCATAAATTTTTTGTCCTTCCAATAATTCAACTACTAAAGATGGAACTGGTGCAAGTTTCCCTTTAATAAATCTAGTTGCTACATCTAACCTGGTTTCAAAGGGAAACTTTTTCCCTGATAATTCATAAATCTTACCAGTGCTTGTTGACTTTCTTTGTTTGCTCGCTAATTGTGCTGCAAGTCTTACCCATTGTTGAAATCCACCCCATATATCCCATCTTGTGTTTCCTACTTTTATTTTACCAAAATCACTACTTCTAAGATCGACTTCAACATCTGCACCGTTTAATTTTGCAAGTGCCAGTACTGTCATTCCAATACCAACAAATCCTAACCAGTCCTTAACTGCTTCCATTCTTACCGGTTTCTCAAGTTTCGCATAGAACATTGGGTTTAATAATAAATTAAACCTGGCAGCAATAAGTCTTGGTGAAAAAAATGCAGTGTTTAATTCCTGTGCTATTGGTTGTAACCTTCCAATATCTCCCCTTCCTGTTCCATTGTTGACCAAATCAGCAATACTTTTAAAAACTTTGGGGTTCTCTTTTGGATCATAACCTTTCTCTTGCATTTTCTTTGCTATTTGCCTGAATACGTCAACTCTTAGTGCATTAAGGTATCCAACATATGCTCTTTCACTAGCCTTGACACCTCTTCCTATAGTGGGTATTCTTTCAGCCAAGTTGGTCATAAATCTTTCTTCTTTTGCAGAAAGACCACCAGAAATTTTATTTGGGTCAGCGATGTAGAGTTTTGATTCTTTCATTACTTCATAATCTTTACTGTGCTTTAAATCATCTAACCAATTATCAAAGTTCTTTTGCGAAAATACCTGTCTAAACATTTGCTTTATTGACCTACCAACCGAAGGAAACCTTCTAACAAAAAATATCCCTTGTCTTAATACTGCGGACATATCAAGAAATGTGGTAAGGGTTTTAGGGATGTTTAAAACTTCGGTCGTCATGTCCATTAATTTTCTACTAAACGGTCTTTTGCTTATTACTGCTTCTACTAATTCTTTACCAAAAACATCTTCTAATAAAGACAGTTGACTATGGGGTGGTATCTTTCCATTAAAAACATTGTATAACCCTGTTTGCGCAGTAATCTTCTCAAATGGGTTTAAGTCTTTATGCTTTTGAATTGTAGAGAAAAGTGAATCAACATCATCTTGAGTTAATTTATTTTTTATTCCTTCATATCTTGGTTTCTCTGGTGCTAACTCACCTTTTAATTTAGACAAAGATTGATAATAACCCTTTTCTCCTTCACCTTTTTCCATGATACCAGCAATTGCCCCAGCTCGTTTCCTTCTTTCCTCCCTATATAGTTTTTCTAATTCCTTTCTTGGTGCTTTAGCCTTTTTAACTGCATCAACCATTTTGTCTAAAGCAGTTTTTTGTTCTTCCTGAACTTTCTGTGCTTGTTCATTCGCTACTTTCCCCTTTTTTGTTAACTCGTCTTTTATCTCTAACTCCTCTTTGGTAAATATTCCCTTTCCCTTTATGTTTTCTAATTCCTTATTTACTTTATCTTCCTGTTTCATGTATAAAAGCAGTTTTGTTTTCTTATCATCACTTAATCCCTTGGAACTAAGAAAGTCCCTAAAATCCTTAAAAGTGCCTGCTGCTTGCTTCTTAAACTCCTCTTTCCATTCCTTCCCTCGTTTTGCAAGTCGCTGTCGTGCTTCTAATTGCTCCTTCGTTAACCCCTTTACAGAGAATGAGCCACGTTCTTTTCCACCCAAAGAAGTATCTATATCCTTGAGGATGTCTTTGATACCGTATTCCTTCTCAACTGGCTTTACTTCCTCAACTGGTTTCTCCACCATCTTCTCTATTGTCTTTTCAACCTGCCCACCTTCCTTTATCTCCTTCTGCATGGTGGAAATAGACTTAAGAGTTTTTTTCTCTGGCTTCCCCATTGATACATCTACATCAGTCAACTTCTCCCATGAGCCATTTGGCATTTTGACTTCAATATCTTCTGGTTTAACTGCTTCTTTTGATAAGTAATCTCCTCCTTCTGGTATCCTAGTATCTGGTACATACTTCTCACTATTTTTTATCCTAAGAATAATACCTCTACTCCCCCCTTTTCTGTCAGCATACGTCTTGGCATACTGTTCTGTATCAGACAAAGAAATCTGCCTCATTGTGGATGGTTTTAAACCATCAGAAACTATTTTTCTAAGTGCTCCTTGTGTTGTCCCGTGATATAAATATGGTGGAGGTTTTGTCTCCTTCTGCATCTCGGCAATGGGTTTAATACCTTTCCTTTTCTCTAAATATGCCTCACGTTTGGTAAGGGTCTTGGGAGTCTCCTTCGGGATAATACTCTTTTTGTCAAACACCCAAATATCATCCGGCATTATCTCTATGCCATCATATCCTTCTTCCCTAGCTATAGTTGATGCTTCCTCAATTATTTTTGCCCTATCTTCTGGCGGTATTCTTAATTTTTTATTGCTTTCCTTTGCCCACTGTTGAAAGTCAAACAATTTTGTTTCTGGTTTAAGATATATTGTTACATCTTTGCTTCCGTAGAAACCTTTCGGTAGTTTTTTGCTTGATACAAAATAACCTTCTCCTAAGCCATAAATATCTTTTCCAAGTTTCAACTCACCCGTATCTGACTGATGATACATCTTTAATGGTTCTTTCTTCTCGTACGGTTCAACTGCTGACTTCTCTGCAACAACTTCCTCTTGTGGTTTAACTTTCCCTTCAGGACGGGCTTTTTCTATAATTCTTTGGTGAGCGATTTCTGCATTTCTTGGATAATAAATGAACTCATGAGGGTCGCCATAAATTAATAACTCGTCTGGGTGCACTTTCTCACTAACTAATGTATAGTCTCCACCCAAAATATTCTCACCATGTTTGGTTGCATATTCTCTAGACTCCGAAACATAAGAACCTGGCATTATTTCTGATGGTTCTCCTTTTGGTCTTGCCCTCCATATAGTAATTTCCTTCCCTTGTTTAATATCATTTTCTAATGATAGACTGTTCTTCCATTCATGTTCCCATCCTTTACCAAGAACTTCCTTAAACCTAAAGTCATCCGTATGTGTTGCTAAGTCAGCAAGTGTTTCTCCTACTTCTTCTGGTTTGCCTTTTCTCCATTTCCATATGGTTGAAGGTTTTACACTCCCACCACCTACAGGAGTTTCAAAATCATAATTCTTGAACTCCTCCAATGTCATTTTGTGAGGTGGCTTAACTTTCCCTTCAATGGGTGGGGGTTCTTTGAATTTACTATATCTATTTTTCATCCAACTTTGGAAATGTTCACTGGGTGGAATATCGCCAGTAAAAGAAGTTTGAAAGTCATCCCATGCACGTTCTAGTTTATCTCCTTCTAACCCAGTATTTACACCGAAGTCAACCTTTTTAAATCCTTCTGGTGGCTTGACTTCTTTAACACTCTGCCGTTCCACCATCTTTCTAACTTCTTCGGCTGACGTCCCGTTTATCCCTGCTTCTGGAAGTGCTTTTAACTCTGGAGAAACAGGTAAAGCTATCTGTTCTTCGGGAGCAGGTAAGGCTTTTGGTGCTTCTATGGGTCTTGTCTCTGGTATGGATACTTTAGCCTTTTTAAACAAATTCTTTATGAATGGTGTTGCTAATAATCCACCTTGAAATGCAATCCTTACCTCATGCTCTCTCTGCTCTGGTGTCATTCGCTCAAAGGCAGGACTGCCTAGTACCATACTATATAGACCAGGATTTTTATTTGATAACTCAACTAATTTATCTTCTGCTTGACCTAGCAAAGCAAAGGGGTAATTAAGTGTTCCCGATATTGTTTTCCCTTGTTCTGTTCTTGGTTCGTAGGTAAGAAATTGCGAGGTTTTCTCTGCCCATTCTGGCCCCTTTGTGTATCCACCTAAAATTCTAGCACCTAGTTGTGGTAAAAATGCAGATAGTCCTGATGCGGTAGACATCCCCGCTTCTACCTGTCCTTTTGCGAGTTCTACTGCTTCGGGAGTGACACCACCTGCTATTTCAGCATAGGATGGTATGGGGGTGGGAAGTTGTGGTTGTTCTGGTAGAATTCTGTCAGGAGAAGCAATAGAGGGTGTGGGTGTTTTGCTAAGACGCATTTTCCAAGGTTGTAAAGTACTTGAACTCCAATTAGTTTTACTGGTAACATTAAAATAATGATTTAATTCTTTGTCTATTTGTTCTGCGGTGAAACCAGCACCAGACATTCTTTTGATTAAAGAATCAGCAGGAAGTGGGTCGGATTTTCTTGGTTCTCCATTATTAATTGTCTGTTGTATATCCTCAATTCTATCTTTTGAGGGAAGTTCATGCCACCAAATACCCTCATCTTCTTGGGTTGGTTGTTCTTCTGGTGGAGGTGCGGCAGGACGTGCTTGAGCAAACGTCTTGCCATCTTGTGACACCATTGCATTTCCAGTAGCAGTATTGATGTCATAATATGGTGCTTGAGGAATTTCTTCTGGTGGGGGAGTTTTAGGTGAGCCTAAATGGTCAAGTATTTCTTCATCAGTATAACCGTAACCACGAGCTTCATTTACCTTCCCATTAATTTTACCAAGGATATCATCATCAGCATATCCATAGTTTCTTGCTGTAACTATCTTATCTTTATATTTTGGGTATTGCTCTTCTAATGCCAGAGGCATCATCAGTCCTCTTTATTTGAAGATTTCGTCTAATGAAGGCTTCTTGCCTTTGCTGCCCTCTGACTGTTTTTTATTCTTATTATTAAGATACTGATCTCGTTTACTAGAAGGAGTGGTGGTTGTAATTGTAGATTGTTCAGGTGTTTCAATATCTTCAACATCCCACATACTTTCAGGAGCAGTGTCCCAAAAAATTCCTTTCTTCCCTGGTTTTGTTTCTTTCTTATATATCCTCTTCCCTAACTCACCCATTTCTTTATTAACTTTATTAACATACTTTTCTTGACCCTTCTCATCTAACTTCTCAAGGAACCAGAAAAATAAAATATTAGCCTGCTTTTCTTTCTCTAATGGCGTTAGTTTCTTTTCTCCTGGTGGTTTATACTTAGGTACTGCCTCATCAAATGTACCTGTTTCTTTCCCGCTCTCATCAACAAGTACTCGTTGCTCCATTACTTCGCCAGTATTAGGATCAGTATAGTTTTTCGTTTCTATTCTTTTATTTTTCTCTGCTTGTGGTTTCCCGCGTCCCAGTTCTTCTTCTAGTTTCCCACTTCTTTTATTAAACCTAAATACTTTAGGAGTCCCACTTTCATCATAAAGAGTAGTAGGGGTATATGGCATATCGCCTGCTTCTTTAAGTTCCTTCTCCTGTTCAAATGTTTTTGGTTTTGCCTTTAGATTTAAGTCCTGTAATTTTTGCTCTTTTCCTATGTCAGATAAAACATTCGCTTCTCTTTCAACTGCTTTCTGCGCTGTTTCTATCTGTGTTTTTGTTTTCAACCCACCAGGCAAAGTAAAAGGTTGTGGTTGCCCCATTGTAGTATCCGATCCAAAAGTTCTTGCTATTCCACCACCTATCTGTTCTGAAAGAGAAGGTTCATGCCCCAATGGTCTTAACACCGTATTCTGTAATTCAGGAGTATAAGCACCTGCAAGTTCAGCTACTTTAGCAGCATATTCACCTTTTTGCCTTACTTGCTCTCTTTTCAATATTTCATTTTCTCTTCTTTTCTGCATCATTTCGGTGAATGATTTTAGAATAGGGGTCTCGGATGCGTCATAAGGTATTGGCATCCAGTTACTTTCCATGACACCACCACCACCCATACCAGAATAACGGTTCATCGTACACCCCCCATTCCCATTAGCTTTTGTAGCCATAATGGATCTTCTTGTCCTCTTCTCCTTAACATATTTAAGAAATTCGTTTCCCCAGTAGTGGGGGATACCCCACCAGATGTTAGAGTAGGTGTCCTAACACCAACATTAGGAATAGTAGATGGCAAAACACCAGTAGGAGCTTTTACATTTGGAGACGGTACTGTACCAGTTGGTTGCTGTGTTGGTGGAGGAGAAACTTGACCAGTTGGTTGCACGGCAGTCGGTGTCTGTTGTGGTGTTTCAGGGGTGGTTGTAGTAGGGGCAGGAGTTCGGTTTCCCAAAAAACTCATTACTCCCTGTGTAGCTCCTTGCATCATTTTATATTTCAATGGTGCTTCTTTAACTTCCATCTTTGCATAAGGTGGATTCTCCCCCATAAGACCTTGTAACATAGGAATTGCTGACTCTCTTCGTGCTACCTGATTTCTGTTAAACTCACCCATCAATGCTGGTGTTACCGATTCCCTTGTATTTAACATCCTCTCCATCATGCCAGGAGACTCAGTACCCGTCATACCATATTGTCGCCTTAAACCCTCTTCCTCAATACCAGCAAGTCTTAGTCCTTCAGACCTTGCTCTATCCTCTTCTAAGAGGTCAGCAAATGATTTTCTTCCCCCCAGTCTTCTTACTGCCTCCATCGACAAAAGGATATTGCTAAGTTTTCTAGCGGGTGGTTCAACCCTTGTAATTTTGCTTTTATCTTGTGTTTTTTTAGCAAGCATACTTGAACCAGCACCAACGCCCGCTGCTCCTGCCGCCGCAAGTATTAAAGGAAGAGCCATAGTTATTCTCCTATTACAAAAATACCAGATAGAAAAATACCAACATATTCATCTGGAAAGTTATTTAAAAACCGTTCCTCTTCTTCTCCTATAATGGTTTTTATTAACCCATTCCCATAACCACAACCAATCGGCATATAATATTCCATTATTTCATCTTTAGGACTAGAACACATATCTACCAAATTTTTCCTGCTATTATAAATATTGCATAAATTATCGATAGTTAAGTATTTGCATTTTAGTTTTGATAGTCTGAAACATTCATCGTTTATTTTGAATACAGGAGAACAACAGTTTCCGCACTTTTTACATAAATATTCATCATCCATTGTTTAACTCACGCAGAAAGACTATTAGAACCCCCTGTATTGATCCAGAAGTTCTTCATTGCTGTTAATTTCTCTTTTATCTCCTGACTTAATGTTGTAACTTTTGCCATAGCATTAGCATCCTGCCTGAAATCCTTGAGCATAATCCTCAATGCCATATCTGCAAGTATGTGCCTGTCCATGATGGGAACTAGTGGAGTGTCGGTCGAGGCTGTTCCATCAATAGATAGATAATTGACAGCACCGTGAGTTGGAATTTTGGTGTAGGAATATTCAATCGCTCTTGCATATTCTGTTAATGGTCTGAAATTTATTACCACAATATTTGCAAAAGCCGCATCAAGGGTATTGGTCAAGATAGAAGCATGGTCAATATAATAACCAGTTAAAGACCCTGTTTCCCTATCTTCTTTTGGATAGGGGAACTCTATTTTCTTGTTGTAGGTTCTATCATAGAATGACCAGGGCAGAAGACAATCAGTCGCAAGTGTAAATTCGTCATTATAGATAGTACATGCTTCCACAGTGCAACTATCTTCAAGCCACGTTGCATCAAATGTAATAGCAGTCAAAACGTGGGTGAGAATCCGATATTCCTTTTGATTTACATCGTGTACTAATTTCCAATCAACAAGACTTTGGGTGGTAGGTAATGTAGTAACTGTTGCACTTGCTGACCCTTTTGTGACTGTCACCGTATCAGAAATGGAATCTTTCAGATTACAGATCCCTGGTCTTTTTGCTTTTGCCCACGGCCATTCAACTATCATCAACAAATCATAATATGCCCTGTTAACGCTTCGTTTTGCGCGCTCGTGGGTTTCACCAGAGGCTAAAGGCAATCGGTCAATAACATCGTTGTAAATATCTAACCCTGTCGAATAATGTACGGCCATTATTTTTGCTCTCGATCTTGAAGGTATTTTTTGATAGCAACCTGCCCTTCTCTTCTCTGTTTATCAAAGAGTGCCTTCCCTACATTCTTTTCTAAGATGGAATACCGGTGACTTTGTTTGTAACCAGCGATATGAAGGGAATTGTCTGAGTCTCTTTTCCAGATAGGTCTTTTAGTCTGATCCGCTATCTCAAGAAAACTCTTGGGGCATACTACATTTTTCCCTCGTTCAAACTGTAATCGATCAGTTCCTTTTTCAAGAACAATGTCTCTTTCCTCTTCTTCTCCTGACCTTTCAGCAAAATTTACCAAATGATACTCTTCAACATACGGTTTTACTTTGGTGATTGGTTTGATTTCATTCGTAACTTCTACATATCCATTACTGTCAACAGTATCCTCTAATTGCTCTGGGGCTATTTTGGGACTCATTTTGAACCTCCTATTAAATAAAAAAGGAAGAACCTATGATCCTTCCCTTAATAAAAGGGGAGAGTCTTTAAACAACTCTCCCCTTTATGTTCTGACGTTATTCTATTACCATTCAGCTATTACTAACATCGTGTTATCGTTTGCATGGACAACAGTATCATAGGCAATGGTGATACCATCAGGCATAATAGTTCCTACTGGTGCAGTGATAGTATTGTGTTTACAACCAACAAACTCGATAACACCACTTGGAGCAACCTTATTAAGTGTTACTTCATTGGCAGCACTCCCTCCATAGGTAGTGGTAAACGCAGTAATAAAATAGGATTTCCCATTTATTACTACTTCACTACCAATGGTGACATAGGTTGTATCTGCGTAAACATTCCAATGCCCAGTTTTACTACCTGGGGTATCCAACGTCCAAGTATCAATCGTTCCATAGGTGGTACTGGTTCTTTTGTCCTGATCGGGGTCTTTAATCTTGTAGGCTTCCGTTGCAGTGGTAATAGTATTGCCTCCATAAAAGGGAGAAACACCACCCGCAGCGGCCATTACAGTAACTACACCATCTGCACCATGTGTTTTCCAGCCTTGAGATTGGTCGGTACTTGATTTGTGAAAAGCTTTGTACCAGGAAATCCTTTCCACAGCCTCAAGATTATGAATCTCAACCTTTTCTGGAATACCACCTATACCCAAATTGATAGCTGCTGTCCAACCATCGACTGTTAAAAATTCTCTTCGTACTAACATGATTTATACCTCCTCATAAGTTAGATTTTTATTTAGTTAGGTTTTGCTGTGGCAAGCACTTCGTACCGTTTAATCCACAACTGTTGGAGAATGATACAAGCGTGCCACCCTTTCCATGCAGCAAATCCCTTCTGCGCTAACTCATCACCAATCTGTGCTTTTGGATTTACCACATACGGCTGCATTACATTCTCTCCCTGCAATGGTACTATCCCATAACTATCTGTGCCAACGATGATAATAGGATACACATCTGGAATGGCAGCAGCAGACGGTGGTACTCCAGCGGAGAGAAATTCAGTTGTTGATACACTGGTTGCAGCCTGTTCCCATGGTTCAAAATAACCGGAGGTCATTACCCTCATATTCCCGACCCTACCATGTTCTCCTGGTAGAGCGCGGTCTGAATCAGAGTAGAACTCAACGGTTTTATAACCAGGAACTTTTTCCCAATCTGCCTCAAGGTCAGTACTACACATTGCAACAAAAGAAGAACCAAGTGGCTCTGTGGCAATATTGGTAGTGGCTTTTACCATTTTGGTAATGGGAGTTGCTTTGTTCTTTTTCAACGATCGGATGATTTGATATAAATCACCTCTACCAATGGTATTTGCGATTGTAACTCTGCTTGCCGCATTTCCCGCATAGAATACGGAACTGCCTGCTTTCAATACCGCGATGTTCAGAATGGCAACGGTATCTCCAACCTGCTCACCGAGAATATCAAGGGCTTGGTTCAATACGGGGTCTTCATGGGTATCATAAACCCAATCTGAGATGTAGGTAAAATCACCATATTGATTAATGGTGACTGCTACATCACTCACCCTTATTTTTTGACCAGGAGGAGTTACGCCTTCGGTGAGGGCAGCAATTGCGGGTACTAAAGGTTCAAACCTTCTGAACTTTGCAGTTCTTCCGTGATTTTTAGGAAGCGGGTAGGTTTGCCCGAAACGGTTAGTAAAATCAACATACTGACCCCGTTTCAGGAGTTTCTTCATTGCATAGACTGTAGTTCTCTGCGTTATATCACTTGTAAGCGTAATATTCATTTTACATTACCTCCTATATTAAAAATTATAGTTTGAGACTCACAGGGTCTTCAATATTTCAACCCCTGCAATTCTCCTCTTATAAGAGGTAATGAAATCGCAGTTTTATATTATGTTAGTTTTGTTTCACTATCACCCCCTTTATGATATTTTTTCAATTCTATAAATTCTTTTGCAGTTATGACATTTTACCTCAATACATTTAATCTCTCCTTTCATAAGAAGTTGTCTGCATGGTCTGCCTTTATAATTTGGGTTGGTGCATCTTATTTCCTTCCCAGTATCAACTATAATGATTGGTTCTTGCTCGTTATCCATTAATCTGGCTCCGGCACTTCAGCCCATAACTCAGAGATTGTTTTACCTTCTGTGCCCCCTGGAATAGATGACTTTCTGGCTTTTGGGGATGAACCATATTTCTTTTTGTCCTTTTCTAATTGTTCCTGCTTTTTGCGATCTGATTCCGTTACCTTCTCCTCTGCCAGATGTTCTTTGTACGCAACAATTACATCCGCGCAATCGTAAGGATTGCCGGATTCAAATTGCTTTTGGTAAAATGGTGTTTGTTTTTTAAGCCATGACTCAAACTTAGGTGAGATAAGTGAGTTTCCTTCTTTGTCCTTTTTCTCTGGATCGTTTATCAAACTTTGCCAGTCAGGGACAATTTCATTGATAACCACTCTATTTCTTAAATTTGCTAACTGATTATCGACTGCTGAAACAATGTCCGTAATCACTCTGTTAAATTCATCATAGGTTTGTTTAGTTTGGGCGTTTTGGGCAGCACCCATAATTTTAATTGATTCCGGGAAATCCTTAATGAATTCTTTATCCTCTTCAGTTAAAGGAAGTGACTCAAGGGTTTTGCTTAAATCAAAAAGAAGGTCTGATTTAACCACTTCTTTTGGTTGCGCTGCAATCTTTTCTTTAGCGGCTTCTTCTTTCTTTTCTACTTCCTCTACTTCCTTTTGCTTTTCCTCAATTCTTTCTTTGGCGGTTTTTGGTTTAGGCTCTTCTACCTCTTCTTTTTTCTCTTCCTTACCCTTTTCTTTCTCTGGTTCAGTTTCCTCTTCCTTTTCTTTCTCTGGTTCAGTTTCCTCTTCCTTTTCTTCCGTCTCTACTTCAGTTTTCTTTGGAGGTCGTCCTCTTTTCTTCTTTTCTGGTTCTGGCTTTTTATCTATTTCATCTTCGTCAACTTCATCCCATAACTTCTTTATTTCATCATCCTTTGCTTCTTCGCCAGGGATACCAGACTCATCCTCTCCAGGTTGAACCTCTTCATCGCTTATAGCTTTTGGGGTTTCTCCCATTTTAATTCTCCTTATCGTTTCTGAATTGCCTTAATATAGTCAACATCCAAGTATCCAGTACATTGCTTTTTGCTTTGTATGGCGATAGCCGGCGATACATAAAGCGGAAGACTTGAACTCAAGAATTGAGAGCAGATTCCTGCTGTACATGGTTTCGCCACGGGACTATCATCAACATACATTGTGATACCTGCACTTACTGTGTTGTCTATAGTAAACCCAAGCCGTTTCTGCGTCCCACTTACAAGGTCTTGCCCTGTATCAATCGTATATTCAACGCTACCCGACTTAACTATCCCGTAAATACTTTCTGTTGATGTTTCACCACCCATAAATCCCAGGATAGTAGTAGCAGAATTAAAGTATTCAGTATCCGTTGACATCAAACCAACGAACCAGTCTGGTGAAGAAGTCGATACGGATGTAGAAAACCTTGTTTCAAAATAAAGGGGCTTATTTTTCTGGATTTGAAATGATTCACCGTTTACCTGCATGTTCATGGTTTCGTCAGAATAAGTCGTCATTAACTTTAACAGACCGCCAGGCCCACTATCCTCAATCGTTCCTGTCTTGGCTGCTAACCATATATTAGCATTTGCAGTTACACTAATATTCTGTGCGGTAAAATCATCCATAAACATAACGTAGTTTTTAGGGTCAACACTTCCCATGTTTGGACTATCTAGCCACGGCCCTAATTTTGAATCTTTTTCAATTACTGGTTTTTCAAACTTTTGCTTCTGAGGCCAGTAGACCTCATTGTTTGAAATAATACTCCATGCAATTAAAAATGGAGCAATCAACATTAAAACCAATACAATTCCATACTTTTTTTTCATTACTCGTACCTCCTCTTTTTAATTATTGTTTTTTCTTCTATTGATAGCGAATCGACTTCATTTTCTATTCTTGTTGGCAGTTCCAACACCTCCTCTAATGTGTTTATTCTTGTGTCCAGATATCTAAGCATTGTATCTGTGCACGATTTGAAACTGGTTTTATGAACCTTCCTTGTATTATCCAACATGTTTTTAATCTCATAGAAATATGCCCTGACATAATCGTTATTTTTTCCTTCTAAAATTAGGCGATATCTATATGTGCGATCTTTAAGATCGTCATCCATGATTTGTATGTCTCTGGCATATTTATTTTAGATAAGAAGGAACTTTTATTTTTCTACTTCTTCCCTTCCTTTTTGTGGTTTTCTTGGTTTTCTTGATAGTGGGCAATCCTTTTTCTGGTGTTGTTGCAAAATCATGAGTTTGCCTTTTGCTCATTTTAAGGAGTCCTCTATTTCTTGGATAGAGTTTCTCTGGATGGTGTTCCCTTATTGCCATTGCTATCCTTTGATTCTTACTCACTGCTGGCATTTTTCACCTCCTAATTTACAAAACCTTTGCAATCTCGTCTACCAATTCAATGAATTTCTGAACACTGGTCACGTCGATAACCTTCTTGCCCTGAAGTGCCTTGAGTACTTTAAAGGCCGTGTCAACTTTGCTTTTATCAACAATCGGGAATGAGTAAGGATATGAGCAACCATAATGATAATTAAAATCGTAAACCCAATAGATCATATTATTAGAGTAAGGGGTTGATAAAGATGGTATATTCTCACTAACACATTTAATATCTACTGTTCCCATAATTAACCTCCGTGGGTTTAGATTAAACAAAAAGGCAGGGAGTTGAGGAAACCCCTGCCTCTAACCAAGGAAAGGTGATGATATGAAGAAACTAGGTGGGGAACTCACTGTTGCGCACTACAGCTATCCCTCACCCAGTAACTTCCTAAGTAATTCTTTATCTGCCAATATCTGAATCAGGTCATTTAATGGGACGCAGATAATCCCTTCGTCTTTATTTTCTTTAGAATTAAGAACTATAGTTGTTCTTACCTTTTTATCAATGTTTTTCCCTAATTTAAGGGATACAAGTTTGAACTCAATCATTTTTATTAGCCACGGTCTTTATTCAAACCTTAAATATCAGTTCGGTTAGCTTTTTAAAAGTAGCAAACACTAGCAACTTAATAAAAGGACTTAATACTATCGTGACTCCTATTGCAATAATGATAATGGATTCTTTCATGCTAATCTTGCTTTTCATCTTTCCCGAATATTAAATTCTTTATTACTCTTAGAATCTCGCAACAAATTGAAATTACAATACCTAAAAATAGAAGGCTTATTATCCACGATAGTATCTGACCCAACAAATAGGGGGATATCTTAAAATAACATAATATCTTTATTGGAATTGATAGAACCCCATTGATAAACTCTTCCATATTAACCAACCTTTTCTGTGTTCCCATCTAAAACTATATCGGGATTCTTGGGGTCAGGAATCTCGACTGATACTTTATATCGTATCGCATCCTTTGCTTTTTCCCAAGGACGTGTAGTAGGAGAAATGTCCTCTGGGTTATTTGTCCAAGGGTAAACATCAAAATAAATATCTACTTTCATGCTGCCTTCTCCTTTTCCTTTTTAGGTGTTAACATCTCTTTTGCTAACCCCAACCCAAACTCTTCTCCTTTTTTCTTAGATTCAATACTCGCCTTATGTTCCTCTTTTACCATGTCTCGTTCTAATTTATCATCCTCCATCTTTTCCTGTAGTGCAATCTGATCCTGCTTTTCCCTTTCCATCATCTGTTGCTGCTCCATCAACTGTTGCTGTTGATTCATGGCATCCTGTTGTTGTTCCTCATCAGATTTTATAATCTCTTCAGGGTCAAGATCATATCCCTTACCGATTCCTTCTAATATGGGTTCTATTTTTATTTTAGGCAACATAACTTCCGGTGCTAAGAGAATGACTGATAGGAACTGCTTTAATGATTGAACTTTAACAATCTTAATTTGATAAGTACTAAACCCCAGTGCATGAACTTTAAATGAACCATAGGTCTCATCCATCCCAGGTTGTGACATATTGTAGTCATAAATTGTTTCAATCATAGGTTCTATGATATACTCATCAATGTTTCTTGTAACCTGTGCTCCATACTTTCCAGTATTCTCAGTGAGCATTGTCAGTTCACCCAAGGTATCTGGTTTCCTTTTCTCCATGACATCCCCTTGCATGAACTTAGGGAATTTTGCATTATCATGAGCATACCGCTCAAATCTATCAATAATCGGTTCTAATTGAGCTCCCACATTAGGAATTATAATAGGCTGAATTGCCTTCCCTGCATCTGCGTCCTCAATTAAATCAATAATCATTCCTGGCGTAATCTGATCTAGTTTCTTGCCTTGAGCAATAAGCGATCTTACAACTCCCAAAATCACATTTCCTGAGAAAGCAGCGTTATTAAGATAAATATTTGTAGCCGAGTTCATTACCGTTTGTGAATCTCTTAGATTTTCAGCAGTAGAAATACCACAAAGTTCGTCTAATACCTTTTCCATTGGACAATGAAGGTAGGGTCTCCTATCCCCTTCATTATCAAAAACAGCTATGGCTTCCTCGTCGGCCATGTGAATAATGACTTCTTTCTCGTCTCCATCACTTACATCCCACGAATAGTCAAATATTTCTGTTGTTTTCTTTCCTTCCTTTTTCTCCCAATCATCAAATAACTTTGTTGGAATCCTGCCAGCAAAGATTAGATGCCTGATATTATTCTTAGTTTTAGTTATTTCTCTTTTCCCTGGTGCAAATGACTCGGTGTCTTTTACGTTTGATTGCTTATCAGATTTTGCAATAACTCTATCTATTGCCTCACCATAAAATCCATCCTCATCTTTTAGTTTCCTCAAGGCATAGGAATTAGTCATTTGTCGATCAAACATTCCACGCCCTTCCTGAATATCGTCATTTTCCATATCAGGAAACATATCCCATACGCTTCTATAGGTTGCACAAGGGATTTTCCTGGTCTCAACATTTCTTTCATATCTATCTAAGTTCTGGTTTCCATTGTTTCCGTAATTAACTTTTTTCCACGATTTAACAGTAATTTCTTTATAGTCGGGGCATTTCATCCACCAATCACCATACATTGGCAAGGATAGTAATCCCTTCATCATTTCCGTGTCAATTCTGGCTTCGGTAAGTTGCCCTCTTATTTTTTTGGTTTGTTTCTTTGCTGATTCTTCTGCCATCTTCAAGTAGTCAGGTTGATAATCATCCTCAATAGGTTTTAGCATAAAGGGAATCTGCCCACCTTGAAACATGAGTTCAGATAACATACTAAACACACCCATTACTATTTGAGAAGTGAGTCTCAAAAATACATCAGCTTTCCACTCGTCTTTCTCTGATTTCTTTTCCTGTGCCTTCTTTCTCCACTTATCAGAATAGATAGCCTTAAAGGCATCGTAATTCTTCTGCCATTCATTCTCTCTTAGTTGCTTCCTGTTTGCTCCAAATTCTTTAAACAAGGTAAGCAAATAATCTGCAATGGCAGAATTACTAGTGCCTTCTGCGAATTTTTCTTCTTTCTTCTTAGCCATGTTTTTTATATCTACCCTTTAAGACTTTTTTCTTTTAATATTGCAAATAATCGACTAGAATTTTTATGGAATGATGTAACCCTACCATCCTTAACCTTAGCAAATCCATACAATAACATACATCCAGGATATTTATATAACTTGCAAACATCTACAATACAGACTGGGCAACCATTATCAACTTCTAGTATTATTGAAAAACTTCTACATGGATATTTCTTTTGAATTTTCCTCAGACAATATCTTACTTTTCTTTTTTTTGAATCTATGTCTTCATCTTTAACTTTGCCCCAAAGTTTTCGTGTTTTCTCATCAATTGTTGTTTCAGCATTAAAAAACTCAGTTGTGCGTTTATCCATTTAGAACCTCATGGGTTTCAAGGATATAACCTTTCGTATCCTGCAATTAAAGCCCGTAATGCTTTAACCGCAGGGAATCGATCCTCATCTATTGCCATTCCTTTTGTATATTCAATATACTGCGTCGCCAGATTACCTATTTTTTGTGTATCATTCTCAGACAACCATTTTTGATAATCATAGTTTTCGTCAATCGCCATTTTGTTTAACTTGGCGTATTCATTAACTAAATTATCAATGTTTTGTTTGTTAGTGCTCGCGTAAACTGCCTGAAGAAATAACGGTTTCGTCTTGAGTATCTTCTCCCTCAATGTTTGGATAAAGAACCGCCTGTGTTCTTCGGACTTGACATAGAAATAATACAGGCACCGGTATCGTTCGATATTCTTTTGTATAAAGTAATTCAGACCCTTTTTGCCATCGACCGTTCCAACACTCGTAAATGGGCACTCTTCTATTATCCTGATCTTCTTCGTGATCGGATCTCTTCCCGAAACCAACGCATACCCAGGATTTCCCCCAGTAGGCCATACTATTGATCCCCTGATAAGAAACTTTATAACTACCTTAATTGGATAGTCTAAAAGATCAACCTTCCCCAGTTCTTGACAAATGAAACATGTATCAAAATTGCACTTCTTGTCTTTGAGAAAGGTTAAGTTTGATAGTCCACTATCATAATCATACGATGCCTTAACTGGCTGATGCACGACGATATTCTTTGTCTAATATTTTACATTTACAAAGAGATCGAATCGCTAGTGGTGTATTGGCATATACTTCTTTATTATCCTTTGCCATTTTAATAAATTTACAACGATTAAGGAGTATACAGAACTCGCAGCATGAAAGAAGACACGAATATATGCACTTATTTGATTGAATTCGTTCCTTTTGCTCCGCCTTTACTTCTTTCCCTATTGCAACGAGCAATGCGTTTGCCTCTTTAAACATGCCTCTTGTTCTAAGAAAATCACAAATTTCTTCAATGGGAGCTATCTCATAAAAACCAACATCATGATTGCTTTCAGGCATTAGAAATTTCTTCCCATCTGCAATAATGAATATCTGATTGTTTTCTTCTAGGATTTCCATTATGCGATAAACCTATAACGATTGGCCATCATTTGAGTCACCATCTCATATCTAATTTGCCAAAGTCTACAAAGACGAAGTGCATCCCACGCAGTACCGCTTCTTGATTTGTTTTTCTTATATTTTTTGTTCATACTAATCATGGTCACTAGGCAATATCTCTCACATTCAGATATCCACCCTTAATAGATAACTGGTAATCTATCACCTTTTCTAGTTTGGGTAGATTATATATATCTGTAAATGGAGAGAGTTTTTTATAACGATAAACCAATACTCTCTCATAGTTCACCTTGGGTTCTAAGTCTGCAATAGATACGCCTAGTTTTCTCATTTCAAACTAACACGTTTTGACATTAGGAGTGGTATAATTATAGCTTTATTATAATCCTCTTGGAGATTATCGCTTCGTATTAATGCCTTACTCTTATAGACTAATGCTTTTTTGTCTTTGTCTGCTATTTTTACCATTCGTTTTCTCATTTAAACTTTGAAATCTCCTGAATTTTAAATGTTTGCCTTTTGTTTTTGCTAACTCTTCATGAATATCCTTAATAATTTTTTCTTGTATCTTATCAATTAATAACATGATTTTCTTTGTTTCAAATCGTTTTATTGTCTTAAATTCACTACGCATTAAACACACTTTTATAGTTAAACTCATCTGCATACCAGAAATGACCAGCCCCCTCAGTCCTCGCCATACATTCATAATTGTACGCATGTCTGAAATGATCATCTCCTAACTTAACATACACATATCGTTTATTCCCTGTCTCCTCATCCTCTTCTAGCTTCTTGGCTATGTTTGCACAGTGTCTAGCAAATATATTAACAATATCACACTCTTTTGGTAAAATAATGTTTTTGTGCATTATCTCATTATGGGAAGCGTCAAGACTTTCCGTTCTGTTACACATTACAATCATGTCTTTTTCGTTCCACGAATATCTACCACGTTGACTATCATTGTAATAATTGAGATATATTCTGCCTTTAAACCTATCAGAAAACGCCCTTGCGTTTCGGGTCTCTGGAAGTGCATCAACTACACATCTTGCCACATTAAATATGGTCATTAATCTATCAAGTTCTTCCCAGTCCTTGTAAATACCTATGTGTATGATTTTACTAACGTTGTCTATATGTTTGCCTATGACTACATGAAGGTCCTTCCCTTGGTCAACTCCCATGAAACATAAACCTGGGTCTGAACTTGAGATACCATCGGGAGAACACAGTGATAGTATTTCCTGCACACTGAGTCTGTTCTCGGCTTCTACATAGGCAATCCCTATCTTTAGATTGTAAAAATCAGTAGGATTTGAGGTCGTTCTGAATTGATGAAGAATGTCAGCAGGATCAACAAACTGAGAAAACAATTGTGAATAATGATAACCTCGCTTATCTGTTACACCTAGTTTCTTTGCTACCCACTCCCCAATAGCAGGGTTGAGTTCACCTTGGCACTTCTGACATACCCTAATAACTCGATCCCCTACTTCCATTAAACAATCAGGGAATGTATCCTCAAGGCAGGTATATTCACCGCAGGACTTACACTTTAACATCCAATACCTTTGATCTGTTTGTAAAAACGCTCGATCTATTCCGTAATCAGGTAGGGTAGGATTAGAGAGTTTTAACACCTTCTTAAACTCACTATGACTCATACGTTCCATTGCCATATCAATAGAGTTTTGAGGGGCCTCATCTAACTCATCGAAAATTATATAGTCAACTGGGATCGAATTACCACTCCACGTAGCATACCCATTTCTTCTTGTATAAATAGTACCGTTTGGTACAGACGCACAATATACTTTACCATTGTACTGCATTTCTTCCGACATAGGAATCCTAGAACATTGAGATTTTCTCTCAGACACTAAATAACATGGAGTAGTTGACTTTACTAATCTTCCATCTTTTAATTTTCCTTCAGTATTTCCTTTTTGTATTAGAATGGATGCAGACCTACCACATTTTTGAAGTATTTCCTGAAGTTGATCCGCTAATTTTTTACTTACTGTTGCATAAATTCTATATCCTTTTGGACTTACGTGACCATCACCCTTTAGTAACCATTCCCATAGAATTTCAAGGTATTTTTTAGGAAGATCGAGAACCCAATCAGGTAAACACTTTGTATATTTATTTCCAAGAGGAAATAAAATGTCTGCAAACGCCATATCCCCAACACGAAAACTATGACCATTATATTTCCATCCTTTTATACCCTGTCCATTTACCTCTATTTTATTTAAAAGTTCATTTATTTCTTTGAAATGCTTTGATTTTCTTTCTTGAGAAATATGTATACGCCCAAATTGCCTAATCCCTGTTTTTACTCCACTGCAACAACCCTCTGCTATATATAACCCTAGAAAAGCAATAAATATTTTTAGATTTATTTTTCTTTCTGGATGACGACCAAAACTTTCCCATGCTCCATTTTTTTTATTTCCTTTAATAATAATAAATTTCTTTGTGCCTTCTTGGTCTCTCCCGTCTTTAACAATAAATTTAGGGAACTTTCCTTTCCAATTTTTACACGTTCTTACAATAAAATGGTTTGCTTTTTTTGCTTTTTCTGCAGTCTCAAACCACTCCTCTCTACTCTGATTAGTTAATAATAAACGATGATTTGGGGTTATACACATATCTAATCCATTAGCCTTAAATTTAAGCATTTTACCATTATGTTTATAACTATGTATCTCTATTGGTTGCTGCCACATAAAACAACCTGATGGAGATCGTGTGGCTAGTTCATCTTGCATATTTATGTCTGAAAACTTCCTCCATCCAACTTTGGTAAGTACCTCGGTTTGATCGTCATGACATTTTAATCCTATTTTACTCTGCATCCCTCTGAGATAGAGAAAACTGTTCCATATCTCCTTAATACCGGCGGCATCGGTATCCCTCAGCCACGATCCTATCGTATCAGGGTTATCATCAATTAGAGGAGTAATCCTACCTTTTGAGAAGTCCAAAACGTCTGACTTGGATGGGAATAAATATAGAATACCCTTATATCCTCTGTACCTTGACCCATACAGGGCTGAAAGCATCGCCTTGGAGGTTAGCCCCATCTGTGCAGCTTTCTCCTCTACAATGCAATTGTGCACGTCCTGGTATGGCTCTACCAAATACTCATGCCTTTTAAATGAGAAATTATTGCCATCTAGGATTACAGGAGTTTTAGAACACCAATCGCTAAACGATATAGAATCGTCTGCTATTGATTTGTCGATTTCCTCAATGGTGGGGAGTCTTAGCTTTGTGAAATCAATTGTCTGTGTCTGTAGTTGCATTTCCATTTATTTTTAACATAAATTCTCTGAGTTTTAACTTCTCTTCAAGACTAAGTTTCGATAAATCAATATCTGAGATTTTATGCTCGGTGCGGTTTGTCACGTCCCCACTTGCCAGGGCTGCCTTGTCGTACAATGTCCCAATTGCAGTAGTAAGTTGATTTACAGAAGCAAACGCACACTTCCCATCATTAATAGCTTTTATGAGCAATTCAATCTTTTCCCATGCTTTTTTCACAAACTCTTTTGTTTTGAACGTTCTATATTCTGAAATCTCATCTTGACTCAGTCTTTTTATCCTTAATATTGTATTCCTGTTCCTACCAGTTATCCTCGATACTTCTGACAGATTAGGAATAGTAGCCAACAATGCCCGGATATATTCTATCTCATCATAATGCATCTGTGTTTTCTCAGGTGTTGGGGCAGAAGGAGTTAATTTTAACGTTGACTTTATGGTCGGTTCTATTCTCTTTTTTCTATGTTTTTTAGCCATTTTGCACCAGTACCTTTAATGCTCTCATAAGTTCGATTACTGTCTGCTTGTCCGCCTTGAGTTTTTCTACCTTTACTCTGGCATTGCCTAATGCTGATATTGCAAATCCAAATTCCTGGTTTATCTCCGTAATCGCTAAGGTAAGTTCACCCATAACTCTCATAGCTGCGTCTGCCTGAAGGGTTTGAATTTCTTCCCTGGTGAGTACTGGAATTTTATAGAGTTGTTTCTTTTTCATTTAACACCATCATGTTCAAGACTGTAATGATTCCCATCTCCATTCTCAAATCTCCCCCCCCAACTCCCTCCCAATCTCTCCCAATATTCACCTAGTGGTCTATGATCCTCTGTGGTTCTAAGATATTCACCATTTTTGAAAAGATTCAAATCAATAGCTAATCTCAAATAATGAAGACTGTTATCAATATGTTTGCTTATCTTCATGCCACACCCATGACATCTTGCCACCGATACTGTCGCCTCCCCAAAACTCAGTTCATAGCCATTATCATAGGCAAAGGTTATTAAATCCCGTACCATTATTACAAATATTTCTTGTTTCTCTTGTATTGTCATATCGTACCATCCCAGGGATCGTCACTTCCCTGCTGCGCTACTTTCCAGAGTAGCCATATCACTAAAATTATAAAGCCTGCGATAATTAAGAATGATTTCATTTAAAACACTCGTTTAAGAAATCTTCTTACAATCCCGCCCTCTTCATCATCTTTATTAATGGTTTTCTCTATCTTGCTTTGAAGCTCTGTGTTTACTTTGCTTTCAGCTGAGGCGACATTATGCTCTGCACTCTGCATGTGCTGAGAACTACAGATATTCAAGGATGAGTTGGTAATGCAACCAGAAAATAGGAATAGTATTGCAATAAATAGAACTAATTTCCTCATTGGTCTTCCTCTATTTTTACTGTTGGACTATACCAAGTCCCCCCACCTTGGCTGGAGCAACCTGGTCTTTGGAGAAAAAAATTTCATCTGCAAAGTCACTTTCATTACCAGAGGTATCTTTTGCGGTAACGGTAAGGTAGTTGTTGGTGGGAATAGTATCAAGGTTATATTGGATAACCTTTCCCACGTCTACCTTGCGGGCATCCGCAAATACTTGGGTTGCGGTTCGGTAGTAGACTGAATAGCTCGCCAAGTCAGCTTCAGTATTTGCCGTCCAAGTGAGCTTCCACTTGACAATACCTGGCATACTGAAACAAAGAGGTGCATATAAAATGATAAGTATGGTGATAAGAGTAAGTCTTTTCATTGCTCAACCCTCCATTCTCCCGCTACTTTCTCCATCTTAAACACACATTTCCAATCTTTCTCATGTTCAACATACTCATAGATATCATTAGGGGTAGCAGTACCAAGTGGTTTATAGCTTACTCTTATCCCCTGATGTAGTGGAGATTCGGGGGTGGGAAGTTTTATGTAAATCCGTTCTATAAGTTCGCTGCAATAAGGAAGTTTGACACTATTGAACTTTCTGCTAAACCAGTCTGTAAAGAATATAGTGTCTAATGCCTGCCAAAGTATCCC